CAGAACGCCGAAAATACAAAAGAGCTGACAACGAAGGGCCAGATTGCCGAAGCAAGCCAGAAAGTCCTCAAGGCCGAGATGGAAGGCCTTGTTGCTGTTCAGCAGGCCAAGGTCAACCTTGGCCAGGCCCTGGTCAGCCTTGAGGAGTCTCGATTCGGGATCATCCGCAGCCGCAACAGCTTTGAGTTGAAGGATGCCCAGGACCGCAGGGCAAGCGAGGCAGAGCTTGACGTTATCAAGCGGCGTGGTGAGGCGATTGAGTTGGCGGCGCTCAATTCCAAGTACGCAGCCTTGCTTCAACAGCAGGCACTGCAGCGGGATCTGGTGTCACTGCAGCAACAGCAGGCAACACTTGAGGCTGATGTTGCGTCGAAAACCGCAAAATTAGAGCTAGATAAAGCACAAATAAAGCTAGACGAAGCAAGGCTGTCGAACAACAAAGAGGCAGTCAAGAAAGCAGAGGTTGAGCTTGAGATTAAACAGAAAGATGTGGACATTGCCAATTCCAAGCTCCAGATCCTTGGCCAGACCCAGCTGATCGAGGAACGGATCGCCAAGGCAAACAATGAAACTGCCCGCAACAGCGTCATTGACGAAGCTGCCTCCAAGGGCCTAGCCCTGTCCGCCGATGGCATGTTCAAGGCCAGTAAGGCCACCGCTGACCAGTTCAGGAGCCTTGGTGATTCCCTGAAGGTTCCCCTCAGCCAGCAGGGGGCCTTTGCTCAGTTGGCTGCCGATGTTGGCCTCAAGGTGCGCGACACCGGGAGGGGCTACTACGAGATCGGGCAGGCACTGGGCAAGACCGCATCGCCCGCCGCCAACAACATCCGGGATTACATGAGCGTGGCGGCCAAGGCCACGGGGGTGGCGAAGACCCAGGCGTCTGGGCTTGCCGGCAACATGAGCAACGCCGCCAATTCGGCGAATGCGTTCTACCGCTCCCTGGCCGCAGCCTCCGGTCTGCCCCCTGCCCGCTTCACGGGTGGCCCGGTGGATGCTGGCCAGACCTACCGGGTGAACGACGGCCCGAGCGGGTTGAGCCTCGGCCAGGAGGCGTTCCTGTCAGCTTCCGGGGCCCTGTCCCTGATCAACCGGCCGCTGAACAGCCTGTGGACCGCTCCCTCCCGAGGCACCGTGATCCCGGCGAGCATCACCAGCCGCCTCAAGGATTCAGGTGTCCTGGGGGGTGGTGCCGGGGTACTGCGTGGTGGCTCCGATCCAGCGGTGGCCCATCTGAGCCTGGCGATCGGAAACCTGAGCCAGGAAGTGGCCGAGCTGAGGCGCAAAGCGTGGAATGTGTCGGTCGGAGTGCGTGGCGATGGATCCGGCCTGAGGCTGGCGCAGACGATGGCGCGGATGCGCTGAGGGTGGCCTGATGGCCCTGCAGCTCAGCTACGGCGGCTCGACCCTGACACTGCGCTACCTGCAGGCGCAGCCGATCGCCTATGCCGAGGCTGAAACTGAGCAGGGGCTGGTGGCCCGGCGGTTCACCGTGACGGGGCTGTGCTCCCCGGCGCAGTGGGTGACCTGCTGCAGCCTGTTTGATGCCTGGCAGGCGGTGAAGATCACCGAGGCGCCGACCCTGGCCAGTCGTGCTGTCGGGGCCACTGTGGCGCTCACCTGTGCCGCCCATGGCCGCAGCGTGAGCAACCTGGCGTGCTGGTTCACCGGTGCGCCAACGGGCGAAACGGTCGGGGCGTGGGTGAAGGTTGGCTTCGATCTGATCGATGCGGCTCAGCAGCTGACGGTGCTGTTGCGGCAGAACGAGAAGGCCCGTCTGGGGGGTGACGCGTTCCTGCCCAGCTACGGCACCATCGCACTAGGGAGCACCACGCTGGCGCTGCTGGATCAACCCGAGGGGTTTGAGGATGGCCCGACGCTGGAGCCCACCTCCACGGGGGGCTTCGTGGCGCGGGGGCCCCTGGTGGCGTCGGAGGTGCGCACCGTCAGGGGGGTCACTGATGCCAGCGGCTGGGCGGCAGTGAAGAGCTGGTTCACCTCCACCATCGCGGCCCGCCCGGGGGCTTCGGACTTCTGGCCGGTGGGTGAGCTGGGCCTGGAGCGGGACAAGATCGTGAGCGGCGGGGCGGTGGTGGAGCGCTACATCGTGTCCGTGAAGCTCAAGCGGAGGGCGACCTGATGCCTGCCGCGCCGGTTGATGTTCGCGCTCAGGTGTTCAGCAACCTGGGGCCTGTGATCAGCGGTCAGCTCTCGGATGATCCGCTGCAGCCTGGGGTGGGCCTACTGCGCACCACGGGGGAAGTGGTGGTGAGTGGCCTGATCCAGCCCGTCAAGGGTGCTGAGCTGTTGCTGGGGGTGCGGTTGCCCGGTGGGAGGCTGACGCGGTTCCCGAGGCGCCTACGGGTGCTGAAGGCCGAAAGCGATCCGTGCAACAACGAAACCACCATCCAGGTGGGGTGCCTGCTGGCCCTGAAGTGGGACCTGGTGCAGCCGGAGATTTACTACGCCACCGACTACCCCCAGTGGACACCGGTTGACACGGCGGCAGGATCCACGCCAAACATCTGCTTCCTGAGCAGTGTCCTGGCCGTCTGCCTCGATCGCTGTGCGATCACCCAGGCCACAGGTAACCCGGTGGTGGCCGCTGCCAAGGCGGTGGCAAGCATCGATCTGAGTGATGGCTACCTGGAGATCGCCAGCCGGATCCTGGCGGAGTCGGCCCTCTATGGCTTCATCGATGCCGGCGAAAAGCTCCGGCTGCGGCAGGTGCTGACCCCCAGGACCAAGGGGCCGTTCCTGACGATCAATGACGTCATCACGCTGGAGGCGATCGGCAACCCGGCGCCGCCGGAGCAGATCACGATTAACTACGGGCAATCGGTGTGGCCCACCGTGGAAACTTCCCCCAACTACAAGCCGAAAGCGGTGGGTGAAGAGGCATACACCTGGAACACGGGGGCTTCGTAATGCAGGATTGGACCTATCAAGAAACAATCAGCCCCGCTGAAACTTTCACGGTTGAATACAGGCTGAAGGTTGGTGACAGCTATGTGACGATGACGGATCAGTTAGATTTTGTCTCGGAGTCAAAGGTTTACACATTATATACGACAATTCCCTATATCGACAAGGACGGTAAAAACCAAAGCCAGGACGTGGTGACTAGCACCATTTCAACGACGACCACCTGCGTTGGCGCCGCCAACCCGACGCGGTGGAAGTCCAAGCTGGAGGCTGGTAGCCCGGCGCGTCCTGGGGAAACGCTGATCAAGAGCACCGAATCGTTCAACAAGTACATCATCACTCAAGATGGACCTGTTGAAACGGAAGTTACCACATATGAATACGAGCCGACGATTGCCTTTGCTGGTGGCCTTGCGATTGACAATTACAAGAACATTGATCTAGGGCTTGGAAATGTACTGGTCCGCAAGACCATTGTGCAAAAGGAGGAAAATAAAGTAGCTGACCTGTCAAAGCAATCCACGATTGTCTATCAGGCCTGGGGGACCACCTCGGCGGGGAAGACAGTTGCCTCCACCATCATGGCGGCACTGAAGAGGGGTTCCGAGGAGGATCGAATCAGCGGCACCTACACGCTTGTAGACCGGATGACCTCCCTGGTCTGCAACGGTGTTGAGAAGACAATCAACATCGGGCGAGGAAGTGCTCCGGCTCTCCCAACCAAGCTGGACCAGCAGAATGAGAAGCTGATCAGGGTTCAAGATACCGTCAAAACTAACAGCGGTTGGGATGTATCCAGCCCCGTGGGTTACTCCTACAAGAACCAATCAACCAACCTGTCTTACGGTCGTGCCGGGGTTAGTGCTACGGGTAGTTACTACATGCAGTTTGCCCCGGATAGCTACCTGCGCCCCGCCGCAGATGCTGGAGACAACGGCACCGGGTTGAATTATGTGTGGGTGTCCAGTAGTGCCGCCGCCTACGTCTACGGCAGGGCGGTCTACTCCATCCTCTCAGGGATGGCCAACGGCAAGAGCCTCACCACCGAGCTGCGCAACATCCCCAGCGAACCGATGGGTACCCTCTACCTGGAGGCCGCTGGAACGGTGGGCAGGTTCCGCGCCAACGGCACCACGTTCGCCTTTGACTCGGAGGGGCTGATCGTGGGCTGTGATGCCATGCTCGATGGTGGTGCGGGCCTGGTGGCCAATGCAACCGGGGCTGACTGGTTCCCGATGATGGTGCCAGCGGCCAACCTGCCGACCGTGACGCCAGCGGGCAACAACGACCCGGCCCTGGCCAACACGATCAACGCCCCGAACGGGTTCGATCCGATGGCACCGGGGAGTATTTGGGCCAGCTTTGGGGCCACTGGCGTGGAGGGGGATGTCTATGCGATGGAGCTGACCAGGGCCAATGTGGTGGCAGCGGCGGCGGAGAACGTGCTGCGGGAGAGCGTGAGCCGTTCGCTGGGTTGGTTACTGGATGCCCCCTACGACGTCACTCCTACAACGGTTTCACTGACAAGCGTGGCTGTTTCAAGGGGGTTTGCCGTATCAGGACCTGGTGTAATGACAAACCTCGCTGACGTGGCGTTTGTTTTTGCTGGATCGGGATCTGGTGTAATTACGAGCCTTTCCATGGCGACCGAGAACAGGCTGTTTATTGGCTCAGGCTCTGGCGTGATTGCAGCGGTTAGCGTTGGACCAAACCGGACATCAGGGGTTGCGGCGCCATTACTTGGATCTGGTCCGGCCAGTAGCTACACCGGTTGGGACAGGATTGTAAATGCCAACCAGGACAACGCATCGATTTCGTTTGGTAGCTGGCCATTTTCTATTGTTCTTGCATCATCTAACTGGGACAGTTGCTTTATAGGGTCTAATGGTTACGCTACATTTGGTTCGCCATACAATATCAATACCGGACTTGGCCCCAGTGTCCCAGCGGCTCCCAAAATAATGTTTGGGGCTGGGGATGTTTCCTGGCAACGTGTATACACTCAGAAGTCCATTCACTTTGCTAGATTCCGATGGGAAGGTCATTCCACCGCCTCTGGTGTTTCACCTGGAAGCTCCACCAGGATTATTGAGGTCACTTTCTGGAATAGCCGTCCATTTGTAGAGGTGCGAACCGGCGACTGGGGAAGCGCAAGCACACTCATGCTGGCATCATCGACGACGTCTTACGCGTCATCGTCCTCACTTGGCGCCAATCAAAGCTGGGTCTTTGAGAGAACCAACCCTGCAGGCACAAGCTGGACGCTTTACGGTAGCAATTATGTGAATTTCTCGGAAATCTGAGGCAACAGATGTGAGCGCACATGCCTGCCGCCATGATCCAGACCCCGTACGAAGCGGGTCGCTTGTTTGCCAATGCTTACCAAGGCAAGGCCGCTCGCCTGTGCCTGGCTAACACAACGACTGGCTCACCTGGAGTCAATTCAACAATCACGGAATGGGACGCGGTTGAACTGAGCGGAAATGGGTACGCAAGGTTTGAATGGACAATTCCAACCGGCAGTTACAAGACCACGACCGAAAGATGGGAGGCATCATCTATACTAGCCACTTTTACCGCTTCAGCTGGAGGCGCTGGTCTTAGTTGGAATGCTGCTTACCTAGCAGTTGACTTCATGGACGGCGTTTCATTTGTTCTCAATGAAAGCTCAACTGTGACTTTGGCGCCTGGCCAGACACGCGGCTATGCGGTGCTGCTGTTCAGTGATGGCTTCCTGGTCACCGCTTGATCGGGAAAGCTCTGATAAGCGGTTGCAGTCATGGACGTTCTCATTTCGCCCGACGCACTGGGCAGGCAGGCGCAGCTCACCTACGAAGGCAAGAGCTACAGAATGCTTTTGGCCTACCGCAATGGAGCAACACTGACGCAGGCCAGCCTGATGAGCGCCTGGAATGCGGTGAAGTTGTCGGCAGCAAATGGATACACCGAGAAAACGGGCACCATCGGAAACGGTAGCTGGAACAGTGGTAACGCAAGGTACGAGCTGCCTCAGTTCCTGATGACGCTGACAGCAACAGGAAGCGGATTCACGTATGACGCGATCGTCCTACAGGTGGATAGCAGAACCTATCCGGATCGAGTGGTTCTGCTGCCATCTCCAGAAACACTGCAGGCAGGGGAGAGTAGGACCTATGTCATGCTGCTGGCACAAGGATGAGCCTGATTGTCAATATCAATCCGGTGCCGTGGAAAATCCTGGCGCTAGTTAGGGCGCGGATTCTTAAGAACCGAGCGAAGCAAGCAAAAGAGAGAAGTGATTGGACAAAAGAGACGATCAAGCGGGCATCAAGCCTGCAGGTTGGCCCATTGTCGAAAAAACGAAAGGAGGAGCCAAGTTTTATTTTGGCCTCCAAAATGCACTACTCAATTTCAATTATCGACGAAGACGATAACACGAATCAAGAGTGGCAAAATTCCGACTGGATAGAATGGAGTAATAAGACATTATTCCAATTCCAGAGCGAGTTGAACGGACAGCAGCAAATAACAGATTTAACGAGTCGAGAAGATAAGATGTTTATTCTGTTAATCCCGAATAACAGCATTAACGCACTAGTGTTTTACCCTGCGCAGTGGCCAAAATTAGCGGGGTCAACAAGGCAGGATCCATTTGGCGTGGCAATTTTAGTGCCCAGGGGATTTAACGTGCAATCGTCTGACTATTTTGCGCTGATTCAAGCGGCAACAGGATTGGAGTGGTCGGGCGTGGAAAGTGTTTATATATCGCTAGATACCAGTGGATCAATGGAAAGAGCCACAGTTGCCGCTGACTTGGATTATTTTCGCGGAAAACTAACGAATTCACAAATCCCATTCGCTGAATTTCCCAATGGTGCCGAACGGTGGATTTTTCCACACCTTGGACCCGCTTGATGCAGACCCACCAACCCACCTCCCTCGAAACCCTCCTGGAAGTGGTCCAAACCCGGCAGCTTGCCAACCGCATCGCCGCCAGTGAACGGGAGCAGCAGCGGCAACAACGACCTAAGCCACAGGCCAACCGCTAAACCGGAAAGCTCCGGGGTAGTTCGCGGGCGTGATGCCCCGACAGGATGACCAATCGATGGTTTCAAGTGCTCCAAAGCCCCGAAGGGGATGGTGTTGGAGCAGGGGTTGCAGGATCTACCGGGGACACGGGTGACCAAGGGGCTGGCGCTGGCACCGGCGACGGCGAGGGCGACGACCTTTCCCGTCTGCGCCATACCCTCCAGCGTGAGCGGGACGCTAACCGCGAGAAGGACCGCAGGCTGGGGGCACTGGAAGCCCAACTGAAGGAACTCACCACCACCAACCCCGACGCGGTGCGGGCAGCGGAGGCCAAGGCCAGCAAGCACTTCAGGAACGCCAGTTGATCGAGGAG